CCGTATAGAGAGAACTAATCGGCTACCTTCTTCTACAGTTACTATGTAGGGTAATTTTATTCCTGTTGGTCCATCGGTTCCTTGGTCCTCAAAACCTTCTAAATCTAAATTAACATGACACTCTAGTAAAGTATAAACTGGTTCTTGCTTACCTGTTTTTTTAGTGCCATCTAATTCTCTTTCTTTTTTTTCAACTTCATTTTGTTCAACACTGCTTGGTGGTGAAAGTTCTACGTCTCTGTAGAAACCTGACACTTGTTGTTTTCTTAATTCGTTTTCTGACATTTTAACAATATGTATGACTGATTCTGCATCATCTAAACTTGTTGCTGTGTACGGCACAACTAATTCATCTGCAGGTACAAATTTTGATACGACTCTACCCATTGGAACATCGTAATAAACTTTTTTAAACGTTGATCCAGCTAACGGTAAATGAAACAACATAGAATCAAACTCTTCTTCATATTCTTTCATTTGATCCATTACTAAATAATTCATGTAATCTTTTACACGAGTTGCTTGTTGTTCTGTTGCAGGAGTTTTAACACCTATAACTTGTGTTCTTACTGGTCCGTCACTTGGTAATAATTCTTTGTATGCTTGTGCTTGAAACTGAGTAACAGCTTCTGCTAAGACTGGGTGCGTTGCACCAGATGCTCCTTGAAATGGTTCAGTTCTATTTTCATATTTAAATCCTAAAAGATCTAAACCTGATTTGTAAGATTGTTCCCAATCTTTTCTTGATGCTTTGTAGTCCATATAGTTGTTAACCATATCACTACCTATTGGCTCTAAAATATCATCAGGTAAAATATCTGCTAAATTATCAAAGTGAGATTCTGTTCCCGGTATGTTTATAGCTCCCGGTTCAAAGTCTATTGTTGCGCCACCATCTTCTTCTGGTATGACCTCTACGGGTCCTTTTTCTTGTTCTGGTTCCTGAACAGCAACTTCTTCTGCTATCTCTTCATCTGAAGGGATATCAAGTTTAGTTCTAGTGTTCGGGAGTCCTTTATCTATATCTGCCATTTAATACTCCTATAGTTTCTTAACACGTTTCATTAGACCTTGCAACCCTTGTGAGTTTGGTCCTGATTCTGGTGGTGGGCCTGATGAATCGCCAGCTTCTTTTAAAATACCACCGTTTGCAAAACCATATAAATATCCACCTGTTGCTTCTCTCATTCCAGGTATATTGAACGCTGGATTAACAACAGATCTAAGATTTGCTAAATCTTCTTGCCTTCCTTTTTCAAATTGAGGAAATACTGAACCCATAAATTTAGGTCCTGCAGATTCTAATTTTTGAATGTTAGCTTCTTTTTCTGCTTGATTAAATAAATCTAAATCTTGTGCATATTTACCAGATGAAAAATATTCTTCTAACACATCTTCTTTCTTCATGCCTCCTGGTCTATCAACTGCTTCTAAACTTTGATTGAATGCAGTAAGTCTCTCTCGTGCATCTTTGAGATTTTGTTCTGCTCTTTGTCCTGCAGTGTCAGCCATCATCTGATCATCAGGAATCATAAACTCCTCTGTCTGTCCTCTTGATTTTTGTAAAGCTTCTTGTTGTTGTCCAACATCCATTGCTAACTGTGTTCCAGTGTTAATAGTGTTCATTGCATCCAAAGCTTTTTTAATGCTACCTATTTGTTGATCATTATAACCTAGACCTTTAAATCTTTTAAACATTTCTTCTTGTGGGTCTATTTGATAATCTTTACCAAGAGCATAGTTAAGTAGATTGTCTCCAAATGCTTCTCTTAAAGTCTTACCAGATGTCAACATATCGTAACCAATCAAACCACCTTCAAAGGCAACAGTTGCCGATATCGCTGCAGGACCAAATATAGTTCTTAATGCAAATGCACTCTTGAGTCCTCCACCTGCTTTTAAAATAGTTTTAGCAAGCATTGCATCATCAGCGTTAGATGCTCCTTTTGTAACTATGTTTTCTAATTTTAATCTACCTTTCTCTGCACACTTAGTTAATCCAAAAGCACCCTCATTATAAAAAACCCTACCACCTGCTGCTTTACCACAACCTAATCTTTCTAAATAAGATGCAACTGTTTTAACATTGAACTGATCACCTTTAGCATATTTTAATGCTTCTTTTTCTATATTACCAAACTGTCTTTCAGCAACTAAAGAACCACCACCAACAATCTTACCATCAAAATCTGTAATCTTAGCTCCATAACTTTTTAATTTTGCAATTTCATCGTTAGTTAATTTTCTTCCTGCTTGTGTAGGTGTTCCTTGTACTATTTTCTCAAGTTCTATTACTTTTAAATTAACTGCATCTGTTAACAACTGTATGTCTTTTGTAGCTGCCGCTCTTGCCAAATTATCTCCTGCTCCAACACCTCCTGTATGGTGTAATACAATCTGTCTTTTAATTAATGCTTTAGGAGAAGTTTCAGCTAGTTTACCATAATATCTTTGATGGCTTAATACATCATTTAAAGTAAGACTAGTTTTTGTTTTAAATAATTTGTCTATCCCCTTATCTTTTAATATTTTTTGAAGAACTTTATCTGGTTGTTCTTTTACTCCATTTGCTATTTTTAAAAATTTATCAACTTTATTAAAATCACCATGAGCAGTCCAAGGTGTTGCATCTTCTTTCATGTTCTTTTTCAAACCATAATATGTGTTATTACCTCCAGAAGCTGTAGTGTCTTTAAAACCAATTATAATACCTGATTTATTTTTAATTGGTTGATAAGTTAAATCATCAAACTTAACTTTGTTTTTTAATTCATTTTCATATACCCTATTCATAGCTGACATCATCCAACCTTGAGGATCAGAAAAATTAGCTGCAATCGTGTATTTTGTTTTATCCCCTAGTCTACTTTTTATCTGAGCATAAAGTCTTGGATATTTATCTGATGAAACTCCAAACCTGTTTTTTTTAAAATCCCAATTTGTTTCACCTTCAGGCAAATCAAAATTATTTTTTATAATTGTTTTTTCTTTAGAACTTATGGGTTTAAAATCAGTTCCTTGTTTAAGGTCTTTTATTATTTCTAAATTAGGAAATTTTTTTGTTACTCTTGTAGCATCATAGTTAGAATAACCAAGATCAAGAATAAAATCTTTTAAAACAGAAGCTTTAATTTTTTTCTTATTACCTATAAAATTCTTTAATTTTGTTTCTCTTTCCTTTGCAAGTTTACCCGCATCTGATAACTCATAAGTCTCTTCATAATATTTTTTTCTATATTCTTCTTTACTTAATCCAGAACCATATTTTGGTTCTTGAATACCTACTTTACGTTTTGGTATTTTTTCTTTTTGATCTCTAAATTTTTTAGCTGCATTTAAAGCTTCGGTTGCATTTTTATAATTTTCTTTACGAAAAGTTTTATTAAAAATTTGTGGGCCTCTTTGAACAGCAACTTCATAAGCATTACCTGTTTCAGTTAATCTAATATTTCTATCTATTGATTTACCAGCATACCCAGGTCTAGATCCGTCAACACTTGGTTGCACTAACATACCACCGCCTGCCATTGGATTACGGTCCATGAAATCTTTGTAAGCTTCTCTGTCTAATGCTTGTTGTGGTCTGTCTATCTTATCTGCTGTCGTTACCTCTCCGTCGAAGAGATCCATCAACTCTATAATTTTATCCTGTAGATCTTCCATTACTCACCTAACATTCTAGCGATACCGCCTGATGCAAGGTCAGGTGGATCAAGATCTACGAGATCATTTTCTATAAACTCACCTTGTCTTTCAATAACGGCATCCATTTCAGCTTCTCCACCTTCTGTTATTCTTCTAGCTTTATCTTTTCTTTTTTTAGATTGTACAAATTCTTTTAATGTAGGTTTTTGACCTGTTGCATATTCTTTTAATTTAGAAACGTCAGATGTTAAGTCACTAATACTTGTGCCACCAACTTCATCTATGTCTATAGAATAATCATCAGGGCCATCGGCTCTTCCAACTGGACCTGACTCTGCTACATCAAACTCTGCTGATGGTCTTGGATCTCCTTCATCAGGATTAGGTTTTTTGTACCGTAGTTGAACTGGATCTTCATACATGTTGTCTAAACTTTGATAATCAACTTTAACAGCTCCTTCATCTAAATCTTGAGTTACCATTATGTTTGTATCCTCATCTAATTTTTTCATGTGTACAATTTCTCTGTCTTTAGTTGCAAATCTTTTTGTAACTTCATCTCCTTCAAGAATTACTTTGTTAACCAACTGATCGAACCATTCTGGTTTACCTGCAACATTATCTGTTTTAATAATTGGCACCTGAGTTACTTTTTTACCAACCTTTAATGGTTTTAAAACTTTACCAATGATTGGTAAAGATACAAGACCAGTAAATAATTTTAGAAACGTTCTTCTGTTCATACCGTCTTTTAAACCGATACGTGCTATACCACCTGTTGCTAAATCTTCTGGTGGATCAAATTTCTTTTTACTTAAACCTGTGTATGCTTCATCATAAAGTTTTAATCTTTCTTTTGTTGGCATGTCATCGTAAACTAATCCCATACGCTCTGCTAGATCTGCTGCAACTATATCTGCATCATATTTTCTATCACCAGTAAGTGATGGCGATACATTATCGATTGCATCGTCTAACATTTTTCTTTGTTTCATTGCAGCGATGTTCTTTTTATTGCTTTTTTCTATGTTTGTTTTTATATCTGCTGAGATGTCAGCCAGTTCGTCGAGATTCATATTTCGTAATGATTCTTCTGCAGATTGCACTGGCGCTGCAATATCATCGGGACCGCCTCTGCTTCCTGGTGGTGGCATCTCTTCACCACCCATGATGTTATCTGTATCTTTTATTCTCTTACCTTTAAGGTCAAATACTTTTGCTGACTCTGTGTTTCTGATTCCTGATGTAGTTTGTTTGCTAGCTGCTTCTATTTGATTGATAATATTTTTTAATTGTGCTTCACTAGTAATGGCTCTTGGATCAATACCATTACGCATTAATAACTCAGCCATAATATTTTCACCAAGTTCTACTTTCTGTGGATCTTTTAGTGTAATCATAATGCCGTCATCAGAACGACCGGCCATTTGTTTAGCGATAAAGTTTCTGATAAATTTATTTATCATTAATAATAATTCCTTTTAGTTTTCTCGACTTTTTCATCGATATAGTCTTCAGGGTGTTGTATTAACCCACCTTGTCTGAATCGCATGATAGCTTGTGTGGTTGAGTCCACTAAGTCATCATGGTCGCCGTAG